TATCTACATACACGTCACGATTTGTACCCCCAACAACTGCAGAATATACTCCAGAACAATTTAGATTTCCTGAAGTGTCGATGACTAATGAAGTAGCTCCAGCGTTGGTTCTAAACGTATGCGCCGAGGCGTAATAAGCTGTAGTTACATATGCGCCGCCGGATCTATTATAACTTTGAAAATATGTTCCCGCGCCGCCGCCCGGTGCGTTAGTAAAAAATTCAACCCCAGAAGCACCACCATCTGAAACAACAAATGTAGATTGAGGCGTAGCCGTCCCGATACCCAGCCGATCATTTGAATTATCCCAGAAGAACTTAGCATTATCCTGCGAATAAACACCGCTTGTTCCAGCGAACACAACTGAGCCAGCCGTAAACGCTGTGGCCGTGCCGGTGCCGCCAGATCCAACAACTAACGTAGACGATAAGCCAGCGGCGGTTCCTGTTGTATTCTGATTGAGTGTTGGCACATCAGCAGTTTGTATTGCTGACATAACAACATTACTGCCATTGCCTCTTAAATAAGAACCAGAAGTAACAGCACCAGCGAAAGCGTTCATAGCTCCTTGTGCTGAAGTTGTTCCAGTGCCGCCATTAGCAATAGGAAGAGTGCCGGTTACTGCTGTCGTAAGTCCAATCTGATTCCAAGATGTAACTCCAGAACCGTTGGTAGTAAGCGCATAAGTATTTGTACCGTTCGTAGCGGGTAACTGAAATATTGTGGCCGTGCCAGCTGCAGCCGCGACTTTAAGGGTTGCATCACCAGATGTTGATCCAAACATCTTCAGCTGGCCGCCGGTACCAGCGTTCGCACCAGATTCAAGAACGCCGCTTACATCGAGGCTAGTACCCGTAGCCACGCCGATATTCGGTGTAACGAGCGTCGGACTATTCGACATATACGTTTTTAGTTCACTAGCGTCGATCTTCTTGGTCGTTGTTACGCTCGTATCAACAATCGGAAGCGCGTCATCGGAAGCGACGTTAGCGCCTGTCAGAGCCGTAAGGGCAGAAATCTTAGTATTGGCCATCTATCAAGACTCCAGAAGGATGTAATCGCTGTTTTCCAACAACAAAAAAGACGTACCGTCTTCGAGCATTATTGCATCAGTTACTGCTGGAGTTGACGTCGTTTGTCTCCGACGCCTGAGCAACATCAATAACGCTCGATACGCACTCATCAGTATAGGCCGCGTAAAACAACAATAATATCTACATTATCGCCCGTACCGCCAGTCACAGATGGTCGGATATAAGCTGCCGAACAAGTAAACTCAGATATTTGCGTAACCGCACTCAGAGCAACCACCGTACCTTGTAAATCCTTGATGCTAGCCCAGTTCGTTCCGTCGTTGCTCATCTGCAGTGCAACGGTTGCTCCACCAAGAGTGCCGACTGCCTGAACACAACCAGCAAGACCCCACTGTTCAGTAATGGTAAACTTAAGCGGGGTATCCGTAGTTGTAGAAACATCGTCCCATCGTAATGTGGGAACACCATCGACAATGGACTTAGTCGGAGAAATATCAGCCATAAAACACCTCTAGAGACCGGCCTGCACGGACTGTACTCTATGTCAATCCATTGTGCAAGCAGACAAAAAACCCCGGCGACTCAAGGGGGAGGAAACGTCGCCGGGGTAGAGTATAAACTAGAGGCAATGAACAACCGGGGAGGTATGTTCACTTTGGTGATACCACGAGTTAAACTGTTTGTCTACGTCCACCCTACCGCTGATATACTCTTGATATCTCTCCGGGCCAAAACCTGTCCGCTATCAGCAACTTGTGCGATGTGAAGCATCAGGTACTGTAACGCTTCAGCCACGTGTGAGTGGTTGTTCTTATCAATAATCCCATCACCCTTGGGCTTGTAGCGATAGCCCCCCATCATGGCCGCTTTAAGGTGTGTACAGCGCGGATCGACAAGGAACGCTGGGTCGCCGTCTACTTGGCGCATGAGATAGTCATCGACCGCGTTTATGCGCGCCGCAACGGAGTTGGTCCGCGCTGGCATAACCTTAAGCCCTTCAGCCTTGATAATGTCTACAGCACTGCGTTCGTCGGTCTGCGCCCTCTGTGTACCGGCGGGGTCAACAACAATGGTGACAGGCGCACCGGAAAACTGTTCGTAGAGCAACGGCTTGAGCACGGTCCGAATGAAGCGTTGAACCCCCATGTCAAAGCTGACCGCTTCGGCAAATATCAGTGCGCGCCCGCGCGGGTCTTGCTGTCCAATGACGGCGGCAGGTGTGAGTCCAAGGTCCATTCCCACAATGATTGGGCGAACTCCGTTGGTAATGTGACGGAGTCGAGAAGTGGCCATATGATAGTCTGCTCGGAAGTATTTGTAAACAGGAAGACCTGCACTGGATAGTCCGTATTCTCCGTCAATATAAACCCTAATGTATTCATCGGACCGACCTTGTGTATCATAATACCCATCGGGTAAATTTTCGATGTTTTCGGCATAGGGGCTGCGTCCTGACGGTTGCTTAAACACATCCCATCCGTTGTCGTTGGCGCTGACGCCATCGGCGGGACTAAGGTGCTCAAGCTGGTAATACCACCATGTATCCATGGTCGGAGGGTTGGTGTCGCCCCACATCCCATGCCACGTGGGACCGCCGTCTTTCTTGGAAGGGAAACGTCCAATGCGTTTAGACATCGCATCGACAATGTCTGGGTGGATGTCCCGGCACTCGTTAAACCACGCGCCAGTAAGCTCAAGAGAATTGAGGTTAGCCACATCATCGGCGTCATCCAGCGCACGAAACATGATCTCACTCTCGACATCGCCCACCCTAAAGAAGTAAGTCTTGGTCGTCCGCATGTAGTCACCACAGACCCCCGGCGGGAACCAATCCAGAAACGTCTTGATCGTCGTGTCCTGAAGCTGTCTCGCCGTCTCACGCACCACAGCGAAGCGGGTCTTGCGCACTCCTTGGCTATTCGGCTCCTGCGCACTTGCGCGTCTGATGACTTCAAAGCTACATGTGACCGACTTGCCGCTACCAACTGGACCTAACAGGACGCGCATCTTAGCGTCCGACTTCATAAACTTAGCACCAGTAGGCGGCGGTGTGTAATCAATATCAAGCGCCATCAGTTAACACCATGATCCGGTAAATTATGCCCACACGCTTGGTCTTGAGTATCTTTGTGCGGTAGGAAACACGCTTATTTGTAAACAAATCTTCTACTGCCTTGGCCTTGTTCGGGCTATATAAGTCAATCAGCGTTGGCCGAGGGGCCATCTTCAATTTCTGCAGGAGATACATCCACGAGTCTTGCGTCTCCAAGCTCCTGCCCTCCAAGATTTATTGTAATGCGTACGCCACCACCGGGTCCGCCGTCAGACACGTCATTCTTCGGCTCCAGCCCAGCCCACTTTACCGTAGACTTAATGAGATCAGCCTTCACCGCTGCGCTTACGTCTGGATTATGGATTAAACACCATGATGTTGTCAGCAAGTCTTCCGCCTGCATCCGGGCTTTGGTCTTAAAAAGTATGCCTTTATCGCGGATTTCACCACGATAGTTCTCCACTTGGCGTAGGAATATCGGGTCTTTGTTGAATGACAACAAGTCTTGAGTCTGTATGTGGTGGCGTTCCAGAATTTCATCCACTTCCTCGCCACTCCCCTCAAGTCTAAGGGCAATGTCGAAGGCGAGACGGTTAGACCAACGTGTGTGCTCAGCGATCATGGACATGTGCAAATAGTAAACGGGGAAGGTTTGGTTGGCAAGTGGTGGGAATCTGTATGTAAACACTTTGCTCTAAGCTGTGCAGAATAAATGTAAACACTTTGCTCTAAGCTGTGTGAGATATACACAACTTTGGTTTTTGGGGCTGTGGTTTATGAGCCTTACTACACACCGGCCGGCCCTCGCGCGCGTCAGTCCATGTGGCCCCCCCCTGCCTACCCCCTCGTTGACATTCATGTTGTCATTTATTTTTAGCATAGCATACCGAATCACTAGACTACTCATATGGGGTGCTAAGACATTGATTTTACTACGATTTGACAACCGGTCGAAACTGTGCGCATTATTCACAGGTCGGGGCGTTGTCCCGATATCCTCGTTTAGAAAAGGTTATGACAATGGCTATTGCTTCAAAGAAAAATGCTGCCGCTCCTACCTATAACATCGACGATGTTATGGCATTGGTTAAGAAACTACAGGCTGAAAATGCTACGCTGAAGGCGACTAAAAGCGCCGCTCCTGCCAATAGGTT